AGCAATATGCGTAAAGTATACAATAAGCCAGAGATACTTGAAAAAATGGAAAAGGAAGAAAATATTGAATTAGTTTCATTGACACACTTCCGAGGTCGTACATTTGATAATGCAATTTGCATTGTGGATGAATTCCAAAATTTAACAAAACAACAATTACAAATGGTATTGTCTCGTCTAGGTAAAGACAGTATCATGATTTTAACAGGCGATAGATATCAAGTAGATTTAAAATTTACAAATGATTCGGCAGTGCATGAAGTACCCAAACTAACAAAATCAAAATGGGTTAATGAAATCATATTGTTAGATAATCATCGCCATGAAGCATTAGATGAAATTTTACGCTTACTAAATGAAAGATATTGATATTTATATTTAAAAGGAGAATATAGTGAATTATGCTAAAATATATAATCAGATTATTAATCGAGCACTAGATTCTAACCGATTAAAAAATACTGATATATATTTCGAATCACACCATATTATTCCTAAATCATTAGGCGGCACAAATGATTCTAATAATTTAGTATTACTTACTGCGAAGGAACATTTCATAGCTCATAAATTGCTTTGTGAAATATATCCAGGTAATAATAAATTAAAATATGCTTTATGGGCAATGATGAATTTAAATAACAATAATCAACAGCGTACATATAAAATTTCATCGCGCGAATATGATATGATTAGAGCTGAATATTCTAAATTAATGTCATTACCAAAATCAGAAAAACATAAACAAAATATTTCAAACGCATGGACTATAGAACGTAGACAACAAGCAAGTAAACTTTTATCGGAAAAAAATAAATTGCGCGTTAAAGATAAACATCCATTATACGGAAAAACAAGACCTGAACATTCAGAATGGCTTAAACAAAATCATCCAATGAAAGGCAAGACTCATTCTGAAGAAACTAAAAATAAAATACGTAAAAGTTTGGAGCAAACTAGATTAAAAAAAATAGGAGAACAACATGGCTGATTATAGTGAAAACAAACCAATTTGGCCGGGAAGTTCTTCGTTTACTACTGGATCAACACCATTCGGCTTTTTTGATGGCGATTCAGTTTTCCAGAATCATGCCGATCGATTTGCAAAAGCAGCAGCACAACATTTAGGATATCCCATCATGGATGTTGAAATGCAGGCAGTTAATTTTTACACAGCATTTGAATCGGCAGTAATTGAAGATTCAAATCAAGTAAATCAAGTTAATATTGTTAACAATTTAATGAATACATTGGGTGTTCAAACAGCATCTGCATTCTTAAGTGGTTCTAGTTTGACTGGTGCGCTGATTGGCAACTCATTTGGCTATATTACAAAACTTTCAAAAGCATATGGATCTGAAGCAGATTCAGGTGGTAATTTGAAATGGCATCAAATTGCAATAGATATGATACCAGGTCAACAAACATATAGTTTACGCGCCGCTGTATCTGCATCATTGGGAATCAATGTAATAACATCTTCAATTGAAGTGAAACGTGTACTTCATAATCCACCACCTGCAATTGTTAGATACTTTGATCCATTTGTAGGAACAGGTTTAGGCTCACAACAGTTACTTGATGCATTTAACTTTGGAGGGTTTTCTCCATCAGTATCATTCATGATGATGCCAGTTAATGCTGACTTGTTCCGTTTGCAATCAATTGAATTCAATGATCAAATACGTAAATCACATTATTCATTTGAAATACATGGAGATGATATCAAGATATGGCCGGTTCCAACATCAGGACAAGGTGCATCGGTTGCATCACCATATTTTACCAAAGTATGGATTGATTTTGTATTTGATGATGAAAAAAATAATGAAGCACTTTTATTCGGTAATACAGCACTTTTAAACAATGTTATATCGGACGCATCAAATATACCATATACATATCAAACCTACGGGAATATTAATGATATGGGGCGTGCGTGGATTATTAAATATGGTATTGCTTTAACAAAAGAAATGTTAGGATATATTCGCAATAAATATTCAAGTGTACCTATTCCGAACGGAGAAGTAACATTAAATGGTTCAGAATTAGTATCACAAGGACAATCTGAAAAAACAGAATTAATAGCACAATTGCGAGAATTTTTAGAAAAATTAACAAAAGAACAAATGATGACACGGCAAAATGCAGAAGCAACGCAGATGCATGAAATGCTAGGAAAAGTTCCATTAAAGATATACGTTGGTTAGGAGAGAACAATATGGCACTTTTTGGTGGAATGCGAGATGCAAGATTTTTAGCAGCAATAAATGCTGAATTAATCAATGCAATTATAGATACAGAAATTGAATTTTTCAAATTAGTTGTCGGAAAAAGTGCATCAAATATATATGGCGAATCACAATCAAAATCATATTATGATTCCATATTAATTCCGTGTCGTAAAAATCCTGAAACATGGCCAAACGGAGATCAATTCGGATATAGTGTGTCAGTAATATGTGATACACACGCAACACGTCAGACACCGGCACAAATTAAAAATTTAAGACGCGGAGGAAATAATAACTCTCCTGCATATAAAGGACATTAATGCCTAGATTTAATAGAGAGAATATAGATCGCAAAACAAATAAACCTAATCCGGTTCGTACGGAAGGGTTGACTCCTGATCTCATATTGAATCGTGCGGAACAAACGCGTCGAGATGATGATGTAATTCGCACAGCTAAACGCAGTGTGTATGATATTGATTATGCAATTAAGTGGTACATTGAAAATGAAATTCAACCACAAATAACAGCAGACGAACAATTATTATCCGTTCCTGTAATTTTTGCAAATGGCGAAAAATGGGACAACGTACGCCGTTTAGGATATATGCGTGATGAAAAAGGAATGCTGCAATCACCAATGATCATGTTGAAACGCAATTCAGTTACTGAAGATACCAATCATAAAGGTATTGATGTTAATCGTGCAGTTTCTGGAAATTCATTTGTATATAAAGCAAAATACAATGAACGTAATCGCTACGAAGATGAATTGTTCCCGATACCAAAAAATCAACCTCAATTATCAGATAAAATTTATGTAGTTGATATTCCTCGCTACGTTACAATGGAATATGATTTAATGATTTGGTGTGATTTTACTCCGCAATTAAATGATCTAATTGATCAAATCATAACATATAATCGTTTTGCTTGGGGAAATGAAGGCAATAAATTTTTAACAATAATGGGTTCAGTATCATTTGAAACTGTAAATACAGTTGGAGAAGATCGTTTAGTTAGAGCAACAATTCCATTAACAATTCAAGCAACATTGCTAGCAGAACAAGAAACACGCATAAGTACCATTAAAAAAGCATATTCTATTAAAAAAGTTACATTTGTAAATGTAGTTGATATTGAAGGAGATTTATTTGGTTCAACAACAGTTTCATCCAAAGTATTGCAAGCACAAAGTTTTGTTGCTAGCGGCGGTAGTTTAGTTGTTGCTAGCGGCGGACAAACAACTTCCATTGATGCAATTACAATGGGATACTTAACAAATTTAACAGATAAAATTGCAACTTATTCTATAGGTTCAACAGTACAAGTAACGGGATATGCAGCAGTCAATCCAGTAACAAATACAGTTGCAACTAAAAATGAATTTGATGTATACATTAATGGACAATACATAGATAAAATTGCATATACTTGGACACCAAGTGATGTAACCATACAAACAATTGTATTTGACACTGGAATATTAGGATACACGATTGATGCAACAGATACAATTGTAGTGAAAGGACGTTGGGCATAATGAGACAATTTAAACCGGGACAATTACAGACAGGTTCTATATACAATATTTCTTCTAGTTATGCTTTAACCGCTTCATATGCATTGAATGGCGGCACCGGAGTAGGCGGAGGCAATTACATTGCCACAGGTAGTGTTACTGCGTCTGTATCTTTAGGTACTGGATCATTTACAATAACTTCGGGTTCGAGCACATTTATGTTCATTTCTAGTTCTGGAAATGTTGGATTTGGGACTACTACACCAATCTATAATTTACACAATACAGGAACTACTGGTTTATCACAAGTATTTGGATTAAGTCCATCATTATATGTTTACAATGGTAGAACAGCACATGATTCAACTGTAAGATTTGAAAATCAAAGTGGTGACCAATTATACTTTGGTGGAAATGGACTTTTTGTAACAGGAAATACTACAATAGGGAATGGAAGTACTTCCCTTTCTGCTAGATTAGGTGTAAAAGGTTCAGGTACAACATCTGCTACAACTGCTCTACTAGTACAAAATAGTAATAGTGAAACTACTATTATTGCTAAAAATGACAGAACTATAGGACTTGGTAGAAGTGCATTCACCGGTGAAGGATATGGTGGTATTGCAATCGGACATCCTGATGCAGGAAACTTACAATATTCATCATATGATGCTCATACGTTTAATGTATTTAATGGTGCAAGTTATGAAACTGCTTTATTAATTAAAGGTAATGGTGCTTCTTCAAGAGTTTTAATAGGCCCATCATCGAATACGACCTATAAATTCCAAGTTTCTGGTTCTAATTCTTCCGGTTCCGTCAACTTAGACAATACACTTTATGTAAGTGGGAGTAGAGTAGGGATTGGGACGAGTACGCCTATTTCATTTTTTGATGTAGTATCTACAAGCGGATTCCCTAAAACATTTATCTCATTTAGACGCCCTACGGTTGGTGATTGGGGATTAAGTTTAGGAAGTGAAACTATATCAAATTTATATATTGGAGCAGTTGATGTTCCTGGAACTGTTACTTCTAGATATTTCTGGAGGGCAAACTACAACACTGCAGGTGTAGCCGCTAATACGTTTAGACCCATCGATGCCGCGTTGACTACTGTGCCTGTTGTGGAAATTCAAGGAGTATCAAGCACCTCAGCAAACTATTTTAGCATCACGTCAGCAGGTGCTTCAATGGGTGATATTTTAGGAGTTAAAAGTACAGGTAATGTTCTTATCAACTCAACTACAGACGCAGGATACAAACTTGACGTGAATGGAACGGCGAGGGTGCAAGATACATTAACTTTAAAAGCTACTGATGGTACTGCGTTAACTGCATTTG